AGATGATAATGTTGGAGGCGGCGAAGTTGCTAGAATTTCGTGGGGACATGATGGAGGGGATGCTGATCCAGAAGGGAAAGGAAGACTTGGGTTTTGGACATCTGATACAGGTGCTGCAGAGGGCGTTCCTGTTGAACGCATGACAATTCGCGCAAGCGGCAGAGTCGGCATCGGGACAGCGACGCCTTCACACCCACTACATGTGAACGGCGTCATTCGATTTGGTACTAACACCTCTGGTTCATATGTCTATTCGGAAAATATATCGGTCGGTAGTACAGATTGGGTCAATATTCCTTTTACGAGCGGAAGAGGGTCATTTATGATAATGTTAACTGGTGTTAGTAACGATCAAGCATGTTTGGTAGGAGGAGGGGCTGATGACAGCGGTTTCGATGACGGCATTATCTATTACTCGGCAAGGAGTGCTGATTACAATACCTATGATTATTTAGAATTGCGGTGGCCGGCCGGGGGGGGCGTCATCCAGACTAAAATGAGTGCTAGCTACACCAGGACTGTGTGTGCCACGGTTATTAGAGGAATATAATTTTATCTATAATAATCACAAGTATGTGGCTTATTTATAGAGTCGATGATCGTTGTGTGGCTAGATTAGAAGAAACCCAAGATGCAGCGGAAGAAATGGTAAAAATAATTCCTGAATTTGGTGGTGCTATTGAAACTAATGACGAAGATATTATAAAAAATTGGCGTCATTATATAGCGAGTGATGATGGAAATGAATTGATACTTTCGGATGAACGAGTAGAATTTTATAGAGTTGGAACTATCAACAGAAAGTTACAAGGACTGAAAAAATTACGCGACAAACTTTTAGCACAATGTGATTGGGTGTCTCTTCCAGATGTTCAAAGGGAGGACAAGAATGAATGGTTAGAATATAGACAAGCGCTTAGAGATTGGCCTACACTTTTTGATCCAGACATGGAACTAATGTCTTATGTACCAATAATACCAGGAAAAACGAGAGAATATATGATGGAAGAATTTGATATCCATGCTTAAACAAACCACACCAACCTAAACTAGAATAGGATGATCTATCCGACCACAAAATGTCACTGGTGCAATGTCCCTTTACAATGGACCAGTCGATATGATTTCATCAACTATGCTTTTGAGTATTTTCAGTTCGAGGACAGGGTTCCCTTGGAGAGGATGTCCAGGGTGTATCACAAGGGCAGATCGAGTTCGAGGAAGAACGTGTGCCGCTCCTGCTACAACTTGAAACTGAACAACATTCACCAGAGGGAGGTCATGGGCAAGATGATCAGACTGAAGAGCATTAACGTCACCCCGGGGATAGGCAAATTTATGCTGAAACTCTTTGACCAGTCATGGAGACATCAACGCTACATCGAGTTCATGTGGTCAAAGGGACACACCTTCGATGCCTTTCTGGACTACCTCTGTGCCCGCGACACCATTTTGGGAAACGTTTCGGGTGACATCTTTGACAATGAAGAACTTGAATACTACTACGAGGACATGGTTCGTTCACACTTCGGGGTCCCGGCACACTACGAGGCCATGTGGGACGATGAACCTGATATTATTGGTTTTCAATTAAACGGCACGGACGTGATTACCATAAATGCACATCCTGCTTTCGAGTAATGGCACGCCATTCCACGGCGCCAAGGGTGGCTACCCGAGTCAGTTGAGACACCTCATCACCATGTTCGTGGAGAGAGGTCACACAGTCACGATGGTCATATGGAGTCTCTGTGGCATCAAGCACACCGGCGTGTTGCACTTCAGGGACTTGGTGAATGCCAACGTGCTCCCCGGAGAGACCAAGGATCCATGGACCCAGGCACTTTTGGATCGCCCCCAGGTGAGTTTCATTTTGGGTCCCTACGAGAAGTTTCCGTGCGTCATCAAGATTTCGGACATCAATGATTTCATCAAGCGAACCAACGCCGGAGCCATATTCTTTCTTCAGGACATCTTCCTGTTGGAGTCATCGACCGCCGAGCAGATCGCTTGTCCTTCCTACCTCTGGTTTCCTCTTCACTATGACCCGATTGACGCTCCGACGGTCAAGGCACTTGGCAAGATCAAGCACATTCTCTCACTGTGCCCCTCGACCCGCGAGAGGGTCCTAAGGCAGATGGGAAGGGAAAGTCACGTGGTGCCGCACATCGTGGGATTCCAGACGCCCCTTCCTCCCACGGACACCAAGGCAAAGGTTCGCAAGGACTTTGGTGTGGACGACAAGTATGTGATATTTACCATAGCCGGAAACTATGAGAACAGCGGGCGCAAGTCACTTGACACGACCCTGCTCTCCTTCAAGCAATTTCATGAGACCCATCCGGAGTCCCTTCTATGGCTTCACGTGCCGGCGTTGAATCACGCCAAGGTCTATGACGTTCCGGCAATGGTTCAGACGCTGGGCATACCGGACACGGCCATCAAGATCACCGAGACGACGTTGGACGAGACGACCTTGCAGAAGATGTACAAGTGTGCCGACATGTATCTGTGTGGATCCTGTTCGGAAGGGTTTGGTATCCCGCAGATGGAGGCTCAGTACTATGGTCTGCCTGTGGTGACGACCCGCTTCGGGGCGATGCACGACTACTGCTGGCACGGGGTGAGCGTGCCTCCCGCACAAAAGCGATGGAACCACATGCAGGGGGCGTGGTGGGTGACTCCAAGTGTAGAGCTGACAGTGGAAGCCATGGAGAAGGTCTATCAAGGCGAACTGGAAACCACGGACGAGTGGGTTCAGGAGGAGGTCCGCAAGGTCATGAGCTACGAGGCGGTCCGAGACAAGATACTCGCCATAGTAGAGAAAAATTAAAGGTTGTTTGATAATAGACTATGGAGCAGACTCCATTCAAAGCCGTATTTACCAAAAAGTCCAACTTTGTCACCCAGTCGTTTGATACAGATCCCCAGTCAGTCGACTATGGTGGAAATGCGAGGTTTTTGATTCCTCGTCACGGAGACTTTATTACGCGCATGTATCTTCTCATAGATTACACGAGCAGTGCATCTACGAGGATTAATCAGGCGCACGCGATGTTAGACTACGTGTCACTGATCATCGGCGGAACCACGATTCAGCAGGAGACGGGCGAAACGTTGAACATGCGTCTGAACTTGAGCACCGAGGAAAAGGAGTCCTTCTCGGTGGTTCAGCTCTATCGGATGCTTGGTGGGGGACCCAATCACATATTCACGGACACTGCGCAGTATCCACGAATCTACCGTCTTCATATTCCTCTTCAATTTTGGTTCAACGGGAAGCCGGATCTTGCGATTCCACTTGCGGCACTCAGATATCAGGAAGTGGAAGTGGAAGTGGGACTGAGGAATGCATCGCGGTGGGGTGGAACAGATTCTGGGATAAGGGACTCACAGGTGAGAATTCGGGTGGAGTATGGTTACGCACCCAAGGAAATCACAGACGCCCTGACTAGGGTACCTCTGGTGTTTCCCACGGAGCAGTTTCAGGTAGTGGAAAATACCTACACCACCTCCAACGTATTCACCGTGACTCCCGAATTTGTGAATCCCGTCAAGGCGGTGTTTGGATTGTTCAAGAACACGACCACGGAAACCACGCAACCATTTGATTATGGGAGGGGTGGCACTGCGCAGGTCGACTCGGGCGACTATCTGAACTCGATGGAGATCATCTTGGACAACGAGGTACTAATCCCCAAAGACATCGGAACGTTTGAAATGTACAGAGGATTTCAGTTTTATGCTCACTTCCCTGGTGCTCCCCAGAATATAAATGACGGAACAAACTATTATAGGGGGTACATCTACCCGATGGCATTTTGTTTGGATCCGATGAATCGCGAGATGCCCAACGGGGCAATCAACTTTTCCACGATTCTAAATCCACTATTCAACATAGATGCCAAAATTTCTAGCGGGGACAGGATCAGGTTCAGACTTTATGCACTTTCGGTGAATTTGTTATACATCGAAAATGGTGTGTCCAAATTGGTATTTACTGGATCGGAAATTACACTTCCTCGGTTTCTTTGAATTCGGCAAAGCTCACCTTGCCGTCGCCGTCCCTGTCGTACATCGTGACATCACTTTCAATAGCCTCTATGAAGCCGGAGCCATCGGTGTCGAGTCTATTGAATTTGCCTTCGACCACCCCATTTTCAGAGTAGTCTTCCACAATGCCCCTTCCATTTTCAGCAACGAATATGCTCGTGGATAGGTAGTATATGGTTAGAAGAAACAAGTCAATGAGAGGTACGTAGCTGTTGATATTAGTTCTCGAATCCGATGTGATCTTTATGTAACCAGTTGTAGCAGTGGTAGTTGATACACTGGTTCCTGCATCTGTTGGGTGATTTACGGTCAAGGTGAAAGATCCTGGTATTGTAGTCGTGGTTACAGCATTTCCGGCCGAAGTAGCATAAAGATTCGCAGTACAAGTACCCCATAATGGAGCAGAATCTCCACCATCTTGAACGATGACAACGGCAGTTGTGTTTGATGAATCACTCCAAAATGGGACATTTACCGTTATCGTACCACTAGAATAAGTGAAAGAACCATCCTGAAAATTACCAGAACTATCCACGTAATGTGCCGTTGGAGATCTGAAATAATCCGTTCCTCCTATTGTAATTTTATCTCCATTCCAAGGTTCGAAACGCATTTTGTAGGGTACGATTGGTGGATTACCGGTGTTCGTCGTCTCTGAATAAGAAATTCCGGGAATACCCACTCTGGCCGTGTTGGTTCTGAGGTAGCCATATGGATTCATTCTCAGAGTCTTTAGAATATTTGCGCCTCCCAGGCCTACGCTCGTGTTCAGTAGGATGCGTCTATTGGCAATCGTGTAATCTTGGGTTGAAGCTGCAAATTGACTCGACCAGAGAACATAATTGTCCGCCACGGTGGTGAAGAACATGTCGATGTAGGCGCTCTGAGGTCTAGGGGCTCTGAACTCGTAGTCACCTAGCACCACATTAAGAGGCTGTTCGGCGAACGAGTATGCGTAAAATGTTCCGTTGTTATGGAAATTATGCACATAAGCTTGATATTCTTGAAGAAATAATGGTTTTCTTACTTCATTTCTATCAGTTTTGTTGAGCGTCGTGATTCTTGCCGAAATGATGGGATTGTAGAATTGTGGATTGTATCCGGTGACTTTGTTTTTGAATGACCAGAATATTGCTCGGCACGAGTAGGCGCTGTTGAAATAGTATCTGTATTTAGCGCCCAATGAGGCTGGCAGTTCGATCTCCTCGGTGTTGATTTTTTCGATGGGATAACGCTGCGGTGTGGATCTAAACATAAATCGTTCTTGATCCGTTAACGTAATTTCTTGAGTGACGAATTTGAATTCGGTG